GTTATTTCACTTCATTATATGTCATTGTTTAGAAAGTTTGGAAAGGTACTTGATTATTCAGCTTTCTTTAGCAGCTTATTGCTTTTAAATCATTTAAACTTAACCACCGATTTCTTTGAAGTGAGAGTGCAGGTTCTTGCATATTTAAATGTCATCAATTTTAGTTTCATTTTTTTGATCTTCAATCTGTTGTTTGAATAAATCTTTTAGCTTCAACTTACTAACATTGATGATGTCCTTATGCATTTTAAATAATTCCTTAACTTTTCTCTCCTCTAACACCATGCAAAAAAATTTAAAAATATTAGCTTTCAGGAAAGATTCACTAGCTTTGATGCTAAACTTAAAAGTCTCTACACTTTCCCCTCTTCTACACATAACACCCTTTTCCCTTAAAACCTTTTTTATCTCTTCACTTATTGTTCTTTCAACAATTTCTCTCAATTCAAATTTTATTGGGTTTTCAGTTAATCTTTCAACACTAAATTCTTCAAATTCACTCACTTCAAAATCTCTTCTTATAAGCATATTACTTTCTAGGGCTATCTTTAGTAACATACCAATATCACCTTGAATAACATTCCTTTTGTTCAACAAATAGATTGTTGTTAAGCCCAACATTTCAAATTTAGTAAACACATTTGTAGGCCAAATTCTTTTGATTATCAATTTCGGCACCTCATTTTTTAAATCAAAATCTTTTAAGAAGTATGGCCTTTCCCCTAAGATATCTTGCTTCCCTTCAACATTCATTTTAATCACATTTTTTTGCACTCCTTCGTCTAAGCCTTCAGTCAACATCCCTATTACCATGTTTAAAACTTCTTTTGTTTCTTTGGCTCCTTCATGATCATCAATGGCACCTGTTGCTGTGTTAATTATTACTTTTTTCTTAAACAAATCCTTATCTGATGGATTATAATCTTTTGATCCTCCTATACTCTTTTTTAATGATTCTATTTCGACTTTTAACTCATCTAATTGCTTAACTAAGTTTCTTATCTCTTCCTTATTGACTTTAATCTTTGCATTAATCTCTGACACTTTAATAAAGCATTCATCCACTTTTATTTTTGATGATTCAAAATCTAACCTCGCCCTCTCCACTAAATCAATATCAAACTCTTGTATCATTCCTGATGCTGCTTCCAATACACTATGAAAACATATCCCATTGTTATTAATCGGCAAACCTTTCACATAATCACTAAATTCTTCTGGCTCTATGCTTTCACCTTCTAATGGGAATTTCAGAAGGTTTATTGGAGATCTTGAAAGGCCAAGGAATATTTTAACTAGAAAACTATCCCTTAATATCAAGGGATCAGAGAGTAAATGTTGATAAATTGCACAAAATATCTGTAAGTTTGTACTACCATAAAGACTCCTTAATGCCGTTCTAAATTCATCAACATCTGTCAAAATCAAAATTGGTTTTGTCACTTCAAAACAATTACATGTTTTTGAATCGTGCAAATTAGATTTGAACTCCAAAAAGAACTTCTCTAGTAGAATTTCCAGTATTTCTACTTTTACATCCAACTCAACTTCAAGTCTATATTCATCTTTTAAGCTCGTAATCAACTGCTTCTCTTCTAATTTTACGGCATCAAACAATCTTAATTTCTCATCATATTTTGCACTCTGCAAGGCTACTTTCTTTTCCAATTCATCTTTATCTTCATAAATTGCTGTAACAACCCTTTTATTCTTAGGCTCGTAAAAATCACTCAAAATTCTATTGTATTCTCCTCCCTCACTACAAGTTAATGTTATATCTTTCGTTACACCTGTTAACATTTTCAACAAGTGCTGCTGTACATCAAAATCCTTAATTGCGATTATTGTTGGCTTGTCTTCAGATCCAGCTTCTTCTAATGAAGTTATTGCTTCCATTAGTTTACCATCACTCTCATCATCAACTTCCCTGCTTCTTCTCTCTTTTAACACCCGTTCATCTTCTGCTTTAAGCCTCTCAATCATTTCATGAAAATCATCTTCTAACTTTTTATCCTTTCTTGCCTCATAACTTATGACATCCTCACTGACTCTGAATGCATAGTTATTGTTCTTTTTATTTTTATTGTTGGGAGCCTCAATCTGCTTAATTATAAGTTTTCTTATGTTTTCAATCTCTTTGCTTTTCTGAGTCTTGCTTGTGTAATTCATATGTGTTGACTCAATATCATTCTTTTTTAACACTGGAAACTCTACATTTGCTATCTCGTCTAAAATTATCTTGAATACTTTCCCTTCATTCATCTCTTTTGCTATTGTTAGGAATAAGTTATCAAAAGTCATCACATTTTCACTTGAGCTTAACAAGTTATTAACTAATGTAAGCTTATCAATCGGGGTTTTGGAAGACTTTGTCAAAACTTCAAGATAAAAAGAATCACCTAAAAGTAGTTCGATTAAGTTTTTTTTCGGCAAATTAGGTAGTTCAATTAGATTTGTACTTGAGAACAAGTTTGGACTGGAGAATCTTAATAATGTCCATCTTTGATTCATGCTTTTTATTTCAAGGGCTTGTCGATCAACAACATAATCACCATCAATAATCTCATACTGTGGGTACACAGGGTCCTTGATTGAGATTTTATCAACTTGTATTATGGGCAAAATCAGGGCATTATCATTAATAAATGCCATATGCTGACTTTCAAAAAAACGGTAATCAGGTCCACTCTTTTGTACGAAAGTCTTGAAGCTCCGTTGAAATGTTTTAACTACTTTAGATATCTCATCACTTAACTCATTAATCTGTGTCTTCCTTACTTGAATCTCATTTATAAATAGTGTTTCATCTTCCAACTTTTGCAGCTTTCTGTCACCCATTAAACCTGCACCTACTTTAAATAACTCTAGAGCGATGCCTTTACTAACATCTTCTGTGTATAGCAAAAAAAAACCATTTTCACCCGCCATGATTGCTCTGTGCCCCCTCAATTTAAAGTCTAGTATTGACCTCGTGTAACTCTTCCCAATTTTTTTTCCAGCTTTTAAAAAGTTGTAATAAACTATTTCATTCTGCACATTCAATGCCTTAAAGATGTTATCATTTTCATAAAGGTCAATCTGCATGTATGCAAGGCATTTCATATCATGTATTCCCAACTCATTTGTGGTCAAGGTTTCTAAGGTTAAATTCCTTAATAAATCACCTGCATTGGCATTGAAAAACTTTACAAATGTGTAGTTAAAAAAATTCTTTACATCACTATGTGATTTTTTTACTGTTACTGTTAAAATTGCATACAATGTTATCAGTGTAAGAAAGCTTGCTTTTGGGGTTGACATATATTCATTCATCCAAATCAAATCTTCAAATTCCATGTTAAATGGGTTCTTTAAAACAGCTGTTCTTAAAAAAGGTTTATTGTAGAGTTTTTTCAGAAGGCTACCTTTTGCTAAATGATCAGCTATATATTCTTTTATGTTTTGCCTATTGCTAGTGAATGATAACTGACCTTTAAGTTTCTTATTCGAGCCTTTATAGACATTATAAGTATAAAGAATCTTTTCATTATCCGTCATGCCAACAAGAGAATCAAGCTGTTTTTTTAGGAATTCGGCTTCTTTTTTTACATTTAAATTTGGGTTCAAAGAGTGGTTATCCAGTATATAATCTTCATGATTGAAGATGTATTGTATCAAGTATTGAATCGGGGTGTCAAACATATGAAGATTGTAAAAATAAGGGGACAAACTTGACTTGACAACGGGCATTTTCTTGAAGTAAGAAGCTTCAGTATCAAGTGTTTTCACTGTCTCGTAGAATAGTTCCATTGTCACATCACCGCCAGTGAGCCTTTGGATTGCAATATCTTTTGGAAGAAACTCAGATGCTTCAGCAATGATTTTATGCATTAAGGATTTTAAACTTTCACGCTCATATCCTCCAAAAGTCACTACGGGACGCTTAACAAAGGCGGCAATCCTTAAAGTTGTCTGCAACCTAGAACTCCGAGAGTACGCCTTTAAATACCCATTCTGTATATAAAAACTCTTTAAATAATTAAGTAATAGTTTTGGCTGGTTAGGTTTCAAGAATTTATAAGATGGATGAGCAATTAAGAATTCTTGTGATTCCTTGAAATTTATGTCAAACTTTTTGTGTATTGATTTAATGTCTATCTCTTTATAAAACGCCGAAGAAAACTTAATGTGTGGGAGCTGTAAACTTAAATCATCAACTTGAACTTTGGAGTTACTAGCTAAATAAGATACAGCACGCTTTGCTTCAAGTGTTCCAAATTTCATCAATCTAAAAGAGTTTATATTGCTTGTTGAGATGTAATGAAGGAGGGGATGAACTTCTGGTAATCCACCTAATTCAACAGGATAATTATATATGTCGATTATTCCACTCACATCATTCTCCATGCCTTTCTCCATAGAATAGAGTCTTCTTATAAGCCATGAGTGTAGCTTACTAAATAGTAAAGTCACACTACTTTTAACCCCTAGTCTAATCAATTCACCAGCTCTAGATGAGATAGTGCACATATCTTCATAATAACCTAAACCACTCAATGCACTGCTAACTTCCTTCATTTTTTTTATCTGTGGGTAGCACATGTAACCCTGAAAATTATAGAGGA